ATTAATATCAAAAATTAATAATTTAAATTTACCACTATTAGTTTGTAGATCAAAGTCAGGTGGTGCACATGTATTTTTATTTACTTTTGATTATGTAGCTGCAAAAACAATGCGAGATAAATTAGTGCAAATAAGAGCAGTTTTAGGCTATAGTAATTCAGAAGTTTTCCCTAAACAAACAGAATTAAAATCGCAAGATGATACAGGAAATTTTCTTAATTTACCATACTTTAATTCTTTAAATTCTGTAAGATATGCTTTTGATGCAGAGGGTAAAGCTGTTAGTCTGTTAGGTTTTTATGATGCATATGAAAAAATAAAAATTACTTCAAAACAATTAGAAAGTTTAGAAATTAAAAGACCAGAGTCTGAATTCAATGATGGTCCTCCTTGTATTGAGGCATTAACTCAAAATAAATTAGACGATGGTAGAGATAGAGTTATGTATCAATATGTAATTTATGCAAAGAAAAAATGGCCTAGTAATTGGCAAGATAAAGTATTTGAATTTAATTACAAATATTTTTCTGTGCCTTTAGATCAAAAAATAATTTTAGGTAAAATAAAAAATAATGAAAAAAATGATTTTCATTACAAATGCAATGAAGAGCCTATGTGTAATGTTTGTGATAAAAAATTATGTAAATCACGAAAATATGGTATTGGTGAAGAAGTTTTATTTCCTAATCTCACAGATTTACAAGTTATAGATTTAGAGGACCCATACTATTATCTTAACGTAGATGGAGAGAGATTAAAATTAGAAAGTGTAAAACATTTAAGACAACAAAGTCTATTTCAAGAGGCGTGTATGGTGCAATTAAAAAATAGACCACCTTCATTAAAAGAAAAAGATTGGGTCCTTATAACTAATATATTATTAAACAATGCTGAGGTTACTGAACCTGCAGCAGGTTTACGAACAGAAGATCAATTACAAAATCATTTACAAGAATATTGTTTAAACAGAACACAACTAGATTCAAAAGAAGACTTACCTAGAGGTGGGACTTGGACTAACAATGGTTATCACCATTTTGTATTTGATAAATTTTATCATAATCATCTAATGCGTAAACGATGGGATTTAGGTTATTCAAGAACTGCAGAAATGTTAAGAGAAAAATGTGGCTGCACAGATAAACGAATAGGCAAAAATAAATTATCGGTTTACGTTGTGGAGGAGTTTGAAAAGAAAACAGAAGAATATAAACAAAAACAATTAAAAGAGGAGACACCTTACTAATGACAAAAAGAGAAAAGTTTTCAATATTTGGTAGAGATCCAGACACAAAAAAAGGTTGTTATAAATTTATGCAAGGAAAGAAAAAAGAATGGGGGGTTAATTATTTTTTAAATGATGAAGAAGTAAAACACATGAAAGATTTAATGAGTAATTATTATTACACTCCTTTAGAACAAGCTAAACATCTCGTTCAAGGTAGGTGGCAAGAGGTAAAAGATAAAATAAAATTTATTGCCCTACAATTTGGACCAATTTTTTTTGAACCTAGATTTGAATTTTACAATACTAATCCATATACTGCTGGTTTTTCTAAAATTGATATGATTACAGGTGAAGAAATAGAACAAGAAAAACATCAAATGTGGGATTTTTCTGTTGCTAGATGTATTTGTTTTGGTGGGACTGGTATGGTTCATGAAAGTTTACCTCCTAAACCAGCTGTTATTGATGCTTTAAGAAATTCTATTGCTGCCGATAAATTACAATGGAAAAGAGATCAAGGTTATAGTGCACGTAATAATCAAAGAAAAGATGCTCATCACATTGATGGTAAAGAGTTTAAAACAATTTATTTAAAATTTTTAAACACTATTCAAAAATCAGAGGAGGAGTTTATATCAATGTTATATCCTACTCATGGTAATTTTAACACTGCAAAAATATCTTATATTGGAATGATGAATAATGGAATAGGTTGGAACTTTAAAGAAGAGGATAATAAAATAAAAAAAGCTTGGGTTAAATTTCATAACAGAAATGCTGACTATGAATTAATTGATCCTACCTCGCATAGATCAATAACCTCAGAAGAAACAAAATTTAATACTGATATAAGGAATTTATTAAAATGAAAACAATTGTTTTAGGGCCACCAGGAACAGGTAAAACAACTACACTATTAAATAAAGTAGATGACTACCTTAAAAATACAGATCCTGATAAGGTTGGATATTTTGCATTTACACAGAAAGCTGCATACGAGGCAAGAGACAGAGCCATAAAAAAATTTAATTTAGATGAAGATGATTTACCATACTTTAGAACATTACACTCACTAGCATTTAGAAGATTAGGAATCAAAAAAGAAAATGTTATGCAACGTAGGCATTACCAAGATTTTGGTAGAAGAGTGAAAGAGGAAATAAATTATGCAGATTACGAAAACGATCACAATGGAATCTTTACATCGGATAGTGAATATTTACGAATAGTAAACCTTGCAATATTAAAAGGTATAACAGCAGAGCAGCAGTATAATTTAAACGAACACAATCAAGATTTAGAATTAGATAAATTAAAAATTATATCAAATGAACTACAACGATATAAGAAAGAACACAATCTCATAGATTTTAACGACATGATATTAGAATTCACAAAGTCAGATGCAGCAGTGCCAAAGTTTGATGTTGTATTTATTGATGAAGCACAAGACTTGTCAAGAATGCAATGGGACATGGCAAAAGCAATTTGGCAAAAAACAACAGATTCTTTTATTGCAGGGGATGATGACCAGGCAATATTTAGATGGGCAGGGGCAGACGTAGACTCTTTTATAGCGCAAGAGGGACAAATGCTGCCCTTGCAACAATCATATCGAATACCTGCAAAGGTGCACGGACTTGCTATGGGCATTATAAATAAAATTAAAACAAGAATAAATAAATCTTGGAATCCAAAAATTCACGAAGGCTCTCTTTCTAGGTATGATGACTTTGAAGACATCAACATGTCATCGGGCGAATGGTTGGTTTTAGCTAGAACTAAATACATGTTAGATAAGTTAGAACCAACACTCTATGAAAGTGGATACTATTACAATAATAAATTTAGAAAACAGAAAGAGCATACATTGCATTTAGCTGCATTAGATTGGGAAAATTTATGTAAGGGTCAATTATTATCTTATGATCAAGTTGTAAGAATTTATGGTTACATGCATGTGGATAAAACAAAATTAAAAAGTATGTTGAAAGACAGCATGTACGATATGGATACTTTAAAAAAATATCATGGACTAAAAACAAATGCTGTTTGGTTTGAAGCATTCGATGCTGCACCAAGACGAGAAATAAATTATTTAAAACAAATGAGAAGAAGAGGAGAGAAGTTAAACCAGGCACCGCGTATAACTTTATCTACGATACATGGTGCAAAAGGTGGTGAAGCAGAAAACGTTGTGCTGCTCACTGATCTTAGTTTTAACACAATGAGAAGCTATGAAAAAAATCCTGATGATGAGAATAGATTGTTCTATGTTGGTGCAACAAGGACCAAGGAACATTTGCATATTATTAGGCCACAACAAGATAACAAAGGATACGATCTATGACAAACAAAGATATATTTAAAAAATCAACATACAAATCACTACAAGAGCAGGTAGGTGGAAAACATTATCACTCTATGAAGATTCAACCTGCAGAGTTTATAAACGAGAACAAGTTGCTTTTTGCAGAGGGTAATGCTATAAAGTATATCTGCAGGCACTCTGTAAAAGGGAAGGAAGAAGATATTAAGAAAGCAATTCACTATTTAGAAATGATATTAGAGAGAGATTACTCATGATACAAAAACCTATATTTAGTCCACAGGTAGAATGGTTACCACCAACAAAGTTTCCTGATTTGTCTAAATATAATGAAATTTCTATTGACTTAGAGACAAAAGATCCGGAACTAAAAACTATGGGCTCTGGATCTGTTACAGGCAGAGGTCAGATTGTAGGTGTGGCTGTGGCTGTACAAGACTGGTCTGGATATTATCCTGTTGCACACGAAGGTGGTGGTAATATGGACAAATCTATGGTCATGAAATGGTTTCAAGATGTGTTAAATACAGAGGCTACAAAGATATTTCATAATGCCATGTATGACGTATGTTTTATACAGGCTGCAGGACTTAAAATTAGTGGTATGATCGTAGATACCATGATTGCTGGCTCTCTCGTGGACGAGAATCGCTTTCGTTACGATTTAGGTAGTATGGGTCGTGATTATGTCGGAAGAGGCAAAAACGAGTCTGTATTAGCCGAAACAGCCAAAGAATGGGGTATAGATGCTAAGTCAGAGATGTATAAATTACCTGCCATGTATGTGGGTGCATACGCTGAAGCAGATGCACAACTAACATTGGATCTTTGGCAAGAAATGAAAAAAGAAATTATCAACCAAGATATAGAAGATATATTTAAATTAGAGACTGAACTTTTTCCTTGCCTTGTCGATATGCGTTTTTTAGGTGTTCGTGTAGATACCCAAGCAGCATTTGAATTGAAAAACAAATTATTAACAGAAGAAAAAGAGTGCCTACAAATAGTAAAAAAAGAAACAGGAGTAGATACTCAAATATGGGCTGCACGTTCCATTGCGCAAGTCTTTGAAAAACTGCACCTACCGTTTGACCGAACTGAAAAAACAAATTCTCCATCTTTTACTAAAAACTTTTTACAAAACCATCCACATCCAATAGTTCAAAAGATTGCACGTGCAAGAGAAATAAACAAAGCACACACAACATTTATTGATACCATAATTAAACACGAACATAAAGGACGAATATATGCTGAGATAAACCAACTTCGATCTGATAGTGGTGGAACCGTGACGGGTAGATTTAGTTATGCGAATCCAAACTTACAGCAGATTCCTGCACGGAACAAAGAACTTGGACCAATGATCAGATCATTATTTATACCAGAACAAGATTGTAAGTGGGGTGTATTTGATTACTCACAACAAGAACCAAGACTAGTTGTGCACTACGCTGCATTACAGAATATGTATGCAGTGGGAGATGTATTAGATGCATACAACGATGGTGATGCAGACTTTCACAAGATTGTAGCAGAGATGGCTAACATACCAAGAGAACAAGCAAAGACAATTAATCTTGGTTTGTTTTATGGTATGGGTAAAAATAAACTACAAGCAGAGTTAGGTGTTAATAAAGAAAAAGCGCAAGAACTATTTAGACAATATCATTCACGTGTACCTTTTGTAAAACAATCT